CTTTATCGAATCCACCTTCGTCGGCGTGCAAATCAGAATAAAGATCAACTCTGAAAACATCCGGCTTGACCCGTAGCGGTTTGTATTTGTGCCTGAAAATATGTGATTCCAAAAAGGCCTCCTCTTTTTACTGTAAAACGTTTATGATAATTGATGCCGCAAGTCCGGCACTTAGGCCGATTATTACTTTATTCTTTAGGCGACCAGTTTTCAAAGATGATTGATATTGCTTGTTCAAGTTCTCGAAGGTTATCAATAATTCGTTGTATTGCGTCTCCGTCGCTTTCAAGTTGTCCATTGATTCCGTCAATAATTGCTTTTGCATCGCCAAGTCGTTTTGTGATTCGGCTATTATATTCTGTAATTCGGCTATTTGCTTTTTGTAATTCTCGATTGACATTTGCAATACCTGCAAGTCGAGCCTCATACTTTGCAACAATTGCTGTATCGTCTGTTGCGGACTTTGTGTGTTTGCAGGTGAGGTATCCGCCGAGAAAACTGGCGCCAATAATAGCGAAAAACACAATGCCAGACAAAATGTTTTTTTTGATTTCGTCGAGCACATTTTTACCCGTTACCCCTGTTTTGAAAACTTGCCGGTAGCGCACAAAGCCGCACCAAACCCGATTATGTACGCGGGGTCTTTTCCGAGCCACCATCCAACAACCCCTGTGATTACAAGGGCAAAGCCTAACACTTTTACAATGTCGCCGTCCCATTCTCCATCAGTAAAAAGTGACTTTATGAAGTTTTTCATCTTATACCAACCTTGTTTGAAATATGCGGATTGATTCTATCCATCCGCGACGCGCTGTTACGGAACCGCCAGCTATAGGGTCGAACTCGATCCTGTTTAATACCGGGACGCCAAACGAACCGTTGCCGGTTACAAAATGCGAGCCTTTTACGCCGGAACGTTTCAACTCAAGTATTTCATCTTCTCCAGTTTGTTTTTGATAGTCTGCCGGGCGCCAATAATAATTCAGGCACCGGGTATTGAAGCCGTACATTTCGGCGGCCATGTTGTATAGTCCGCGCTGTTCAAGAATTGTGCAGCCGTCTTTTGGTTTTCCGTCTTCGTCTTCCACTTCTCTACTGACCAGTTCGTGACGCATTGCGTTTTCGTAAATCTTTAATATGTCGTGTGCGCGGAATGTGTAGCCGGTTCCGTTTTTTTCCACAAGGCGAAGAATTGAAATGAGGAAACAGCCCCATTTGTTTATATATGGTCCAAGTTCTTTGTCGGTTTGATGTATCATTTTTACACCCCCTGTGTTACCGTTATTCCACGGTCACACCCTTTTAATTTGTGCGTCTGTTCAATGCGCACAATCCTAACCTCATGGTTGTCCAGTCGCTCGTCATGTTCGTCAATTCTGTCGTCATGGTCGTCCATTGTTTTTATGAGCCGCTCAGTTGCGTCGGCCAGTCTTTGCAGTGCCGTGAATACGCGTATAAGTGTCACAATCAATGCGCCCATTACGGTTACACCTATTGCCACAAGGGCGATTATTGCTTCTGCGCTCATTTGTTGCTACTCCCGGAGTTTTTGACTTCGTGATCGTGTTGCTATTATGTCTTCCATGTGCTTGTTTGCCGCCGCTATTTTTTCCCATTCGGTGTTTATTGTTGCAAGGTTTTCGTTATAATCGCCGCCGGTTCGCTCTGCTGTGATTTCGGCGCCGGTTCGGTATCCGTGTTGCTGTTCTTTTATGTTTGCATTGACGCTCTTGAGCGGGTCGATGTCGGGGCGCTGGTTGCCAATCCATTCGGCGTTTGTGTATGCAAGCAATAGTTCTTTTGATGTTGTTACGCCGGGCGCGGTAATTCTTCCGCGGGCAACTTCGCCTAAAAACCACATTTGGAAAACGTCGTCTTCAAAGTCATAGCCGTGATTTTGGCGGAAACGGTTTACGCTCATCCAGAACATGAGTAATTCACCGCGAGCGGCAGAATATGATTCATTGAAGGCAAGGTCAACAACTGACAAGGGGAGGTTTTTTGATGAAGCGATGTTTTTCTTGACCTCTGAAAAGAATGTTCCGAAATTCACATTCGGGCGCGACGTATCAAAAGACTTCATTTGCGCCCCACCTGGGAGCGCGTCGGCTATGATGCCGCCTTTTTTTATATCGAGCGTGTTGAGCTGCGATACGTATTCTTTTGCATCGGCGTCTGTTGATGTTGTTTGTTTTATTGTATCAGACGAACGACGAGCACCCTGCCCTGATATTGGCGCGGCTGGCTCTTGGTTTTCTGGTGTTTCTACCCAAACCGCAAACAGTGCGTTGACAATTGCCGCCTGTATTTCAAGGTCTTCATAATGTCCAAGTTTTATTAGTTCCTGTATACATGACGCGAGATATGGTACGCCCCTGCGCTGTTTTTCGTTTGTTGACAAGAAGTTGTGCAACATGATGACGCGCCCTGAACGTTCGCCAAAACGTGGCACGCGGGTTGTTTTTCCAGTAGAATCGTCATGTATAAAATATGCCACCGCCTCGCCGTTCGCGTCATATTCAATCCCGTTGACTACCTCATGTCCGGGCTTATCAGTATATCCGCCGGTGATGTTTTCGGGCGGTATGATTTGGAGTGTTAGCGGGTTTTGTTCTCTGGTGTTTGCATACCGCAATAATACAAAATACTCGCCATCTTGCAAAAGATAGTCAAAACACGCGCGGGAAAGTTGCGGAAGGTTTCGGCGCGTGTTGTATTCTGGTGAGTATGATTTGCCCCAAAGTCGGTACCGCTGTTCAACGTTTTTTTCCCATTTAGCGCGGTCTTCCGGCGTAATCAATCCGCGCGGGTCGATAATGTCCCAAAATGGCTGGGGGCGCAATCGTAACCCCGAACCGACAACAACCTCCGCGAGGCGTCCAACCATTGCGCCGCCGGTTGGTGACTGCAAAATTGATATTCTTGACAATCGACGCAATGCGTCCGGGTTTGAATTATAGAGCATCGAAACACCCGTCAATGCGCCGGGCGATTTTTCTGCATTTTCAAACAGGTCATTGCCAAGCGCCGACGCTTTTTTGTTTCCGAACATTCCGCGTATAATTGACGCCTTGGCCAAAACTTTTGTACGTTCGGTTTTTTCGTGCTGTGCTTGTGCGTTGTATTTTGCTATTTCCGCGCGGGCTTTGAACCCGAACGGGTCGAAACTTATTGCCATATTTTTACGTCCTATAGTCCGGGAGTATAGTTTACATGGGTTAGCTGTGCGCCGGTATACTGCCCGGTTTTAATGTCGTATGCGTCCATCCACAGCGCGAGAAGCGATTCTATTTTTTCCGGGCTTGACGGTGATGCTGAATGCCTGCCCTGCGTTGTGTCAAGCGTGTAACCGCCCTGTAGCGAGGAATCGAGCATGGACTGGTACGTTGCAATTTGGGTTTGTATTTGTACTAACGTGTACATATTCGCTATTTGTCTTGCCGTTATCATGCGCATGCTCTTTACTCCCTCACATTGTTAGAGTACCGACAACAGGTAATTTTCAAGGGCGTTTATGTTAATTCTGCAAGTTTTTTTTCGGCTCCGTATGCGAATAGTCTCGCCATTGTGTTTTGGTCAATTATTGTAACCGAATCGCCGAACATTGGTTGCGCCTTTATTTTGACCGATTCATCTTGTAATTTGCGAATCATTTGTACTTTTCGTTTTGTTACGCGAAATACCGCATCGGGTGTTTGGTATATTCCGGGCGATATTACTCCGCGCCGAGACATATCATACAGCATGGCATATTGTGCGCGCGGGTTGTTTTGTGCGTTCCGTGGCGCCGCTATTGGTTTTGGCTTTTGTTTTTTCAACCGAACGCCTGGCAATACTGATTTTCCAATGTTTCCGCCGCGCGCCGGTATCAGTGGTATTTGTACCTTTCCTTGTGTGTCCTTGTTTCCGTCTTTTGTGCCGCCTACTTCCATGAGGTAGAGATAGTGTTCGCCGTCGCGCATTCTCCTAACACCGACGATTGCGTTTATGTCGCTCATTTTGCGCAAGGTTTTTTTATCCGATCGTGTCGCGTGTGCCTTGAAAATTACCGCTGCTCCTAGTGTAAACTTGGGGTTTCTCATGTGCTTGATTTTCTTTTTTAGCGTCGCGCGGTATCGTTGTAGGATAATGTCTGCCGCCTTGTTGATTGCTATTACACCGGCTTCTTGTATAGCAATACCGGCGCGCGCGAGTTTTTTCTTGTATTCGTCCATGTTGTCGCTGTATTTTACTTGCACTGTTTTATTCCTCGTCTTCTCCGTAAAAATCTGATTCCGGTGTCATGACGCGGATGAACTCGTCAAGGTCCGGCGGTATTTCTGTTTTTTTGCTGGCAACGCGCCGTTTATTTATCGCCTTGTAATACTCGCCGGTCATGAAGTATAATGCCGCGTATGCCATTTTTTGAAGGTCAAGCGGTTCATTGCGCCGCTTTTTTGTGTTCATAATTTTATATACAATTTTTCCGGTTGTTGTTGTCGTTTCAATCATGTCTTCGGCGGTCAACCCCTTGAAATACTGTTCTCCAAAATCTGCCGGGAAATGAATATACCCGCGCTTATAATCTGCCTCGCGTTCAATGTACGAATATACCAATCGCTTGAAATGCTGGTCGTTTATGACAACCTCTGGCGCGCCCGTGTCGGACGGCATGATTTTATAGTTCCTTCCCTTTGCGACATAATCGTCACGACCGAACACCGGATACACGCCGTCAATAATACCGGGCGTATATGAGTACTGCGAACAAAACGCGCGCACTGTATCTGACCTAAACCCTGCGTCAATGAATGATACAACGGGGCGCATTATTACGCCGTCAATTCGTGTGTATTCTGCCTCTATTTTTGACGCGAGATTTTCCCAGCATACGTTCGCGAGGTCAGCCGTGTCGCCCGGCATTGTCCAGTAGTTTAATACCCACGACTGGACGTTTTGCCCGATGCCAACAAGTGACGCCTCTAGCCGGTCTGCCTGTACGTCGCATGATAGTACCAAAAATGATACACCAGCCGGTATATGTCCGTCCGTTGATTTCCAGTTTTCACGCCTTGCCATAAGTACGTGTGGTTCAGGTGTTGCAATTTTTGCCTCTGAACATTCCGCCAAAACATCGTTTACAAAGTCCGGGTATAGAATCGGGTCTTCTTTTACACGCTCATACTGTAAAATAATATCGAGCCACGAACGGAACCCATAAAAGGCGTTTAGCTGGTATGACCTGATTCCGGGGCGTTCCGGTTTTTTTGTTGGCACCCATTCAGCAGTGCCGCCTGATTTGTAGTCAAGCAATAATTTGTATTTGTCGCCGTTGACTATTTTGTGTTTGCATTCTGCGTTTTGGCATTCGTACCACACGGGGTCATTGGTTACCCGTCCGCGTTCGTCAACGTCTATTTTGGGGCTTCCTGATTCTGTTTTTTCCCAATGGAAGCCGGAAAACTCAAACGGTTGTTGCATACCACATTTCGGACAGTGCCACATATATTTGCGCCAATCGCCCGCCTCCATGAGCGGTAGTATCTGTGATGTGGTTTTTTCTTTTGGCGTCGAGTTATAATATATTCTGCGCAACGGGCCGAACGAGTCGGCGCGCCTGACTATTTTTTCAATTGGGTTTCCCTTGCCCTTGAGCAATTGAGGGAAAACGTCAAGCTCTTCAATGTAATTTATTTGGCTGGGGAATGATCGGAGCTTCCCTTCGCTGTTTGGTCCGACAGCGCGGATAAATGTACCGCCATAGGACTTTACAGATTTTGTGTCGCCGGTTGCTGATGATGTCGCTTTTTCTTTTTTTACTACCGCGCGTATTTTTGACCGCAACCCTGCTGATTCAATTATCGGGTCGAGACGTTTTGAAAACGCTTCCTCTGCCATTGTTGCGTCACCGGATACAAACAGCTGCGGTCCGATTCCCTTGTCAATATAATATGCCATGACGCCAAAAGAACACATTGACGCGCCGATCTGGTTTGCTTTTATCAGTACTGTTTCGATTGTATCTGACCTAACCGAAAGATTATCGACTATTTCCCGCAAGTATGGAGAGCGTGCAAAAGTATATGGACCGGGGAACGGACCTTCGGTTATAATCATTTTACGTTCGAGCCAGTCTGACGCAAGCTCATTATCGAGGGATTCAGGAAGCGCCATGATTAGACCAATCAGCCACTCGGCGGTGTTTGCTTTTTGTTCTGCGGTGCGTGTCGATTTTGTTTTCCGCTTGCGTGCTGCCGTCATTTTCTTTTTGCCTTTTCAATTTCTTCGTCGGTCATTTCGTATCCACGCCACGGCGCCCTGTGTTCGTTTGTTTTCCAATCACATATATTCCACGTATTAACAACGCGCCGAAACATTCCGCCAGAATCTATATCCGTTTTTCTAATAACTTTGTTTGAGTATCGTTTATACCATCGGTCATTTTTTTGTTTCCATACTGCGAGCTTTTTTCTTGATCTGCTCATTCTTCCGCCTCGCTATCTTCCGTATCAACCAGGTATGGATTCTGTCCGCCCGTATTCGGTTTAATATATCTGTCCCACAAGAAACGAGCGGTCACACGTTTTACCTCATGTATTCGTCGGCTGTTGTCGGTTGCAAGTACGTCCTGCACGTCCTGTTCAAAACCGACTTTTCCTAACCGCGCGCATATTTCAACCGACTGCTTTACAACGCAATTAAAAAACTGTTCTTGTATTGTTTTATTTAATTCTAAAACCAGACCCTCGATTATTTCGCGTTCGGCAAGCGTGCCGTTTTTTTGGTCAATTGAAATTGCTTTCAGTTCAGCGTCGTTTTTTATTTTTAACGATTCATAGTATGCGCGGTCAATAACAATTTTTTGTTTTTCTTCCGCCTCTTTGTCGCCTCTTTTTATTGCATCGTCAAGCGCGCGCAATGCCTCCGCGTTTACGCCGTCGGTTTTTTCTGGTTCGCTATCCGGCACCGTTTTCGCCGTCGGTTTTGATTGTTTGTTTTGTGTCGTTTTTTTTGTCGCCGTCTTTTTGTCAGCCGGTTTGATTGCTGGTTTTTTATTTTCCGCCTTTGTTGTTTTGGTTGCGGTTGTCGCGCCGTGAGAATGACAACGTAAAAAACTTTTATTGACCGGATTATCTAAATCTATTTTTTTGTCTGCGGTCAATATGATTTTATTTTTTGCAACGCACTGCGAAATGGCTCCACGGGTAACGCCACACAAACGAGAAAATTCTGACATGCGCACCGTGTTGTTTTTTTCTGATTTTCCCATACCTTGATAGAGTACCGGTGTTTAGTTTTTTTCAAGGGTCATTTTACTTTTTGTATAGTAAACATTTTTGCTATACGCTAAACAAAACGGCGGGCTGAACGCACCCGCCGC